CTCTGTACGGAACACTGAGATGTTCTGTGGGGCATTCTCCCATAATTGATTAACCATATTTGTGTCTAATAATTCTTGATACTTTTCCACCGATAGGTGGAATGGTGTTAATGGTTGTTTTGACATACCCTCTCCTCTATTATCATTCTAATTTAATCTACTAACATTGTTATCTATGTCTATATAACTGAACTCTCCGTCCTTATCGAAGAAAAACTTCAATCCTTTCCTCCCCAGAACGCTCCCTGTGACCACCACTTTCATAACCACCTCTCTGTGTTCATTATCAACTATCACAGTCTCAGTGGGGTACTCATGCTGCTCTATAACGGATATATTAGCAGATTGGTCTACACTACGCAACCTCTTATTTAATTTAATTAAGAATTGGTGTAGTTGGTATGTTGTGTATCTAGGAGTCATGTAGATTACCAGTGACTTTTAATATAAATGTACCTAACTTTGTTTTAGTATCCCATCCAGACTTACCGTGAACTACCCATTGAAAGGGGAGGACTATTACTGTTAATGGCATTGCCCAAAACATGTTCAACCTCTGCCACCATTTCCTCTTATCCTTACTCCACACCCTTAGGGTGAACCCTCCCATGCTTCGGTAGTCGTTATTATAGTGTCCAAATATATAATCAAGTGCATCACCTACTTTTGCATCTTTACCTAAGTAAGCCTCTATCTGGTGTCTATATACTTCATTATTCTTTCTTACTAAATATGACATAATAGTCTCCTTATTTACGTGCTGCTTTAATCAAAGCCAAAGCTTCGCTCAATTCTTTCGCTGAATATTCAACACCACAAATATCCACCATTTCATCTACTGGTTCTGGTGTAGTAGGCTCAACAACAGTAGCTTCCCAAGTTAATGTGCGGGAGTATTTGAAGTTGATTTGTTTATTCTCATGGTTGTCAAAGAATGACTCACTATCAACCCATGTAATAAAGTCTCTATCTTCTGTAACAAACAAAAATGGTAAGTTGAAGGCTACACCTTCTATAATCCCCTGTTCAAAACAAGCCTCTTGGAATGCTCGTGACAATTCCTCATCAACGCTGCCATCTGCCTTGCGGCAATCTAATTTTGTGTTTAGTAGGGAGGATACCTTCGGCATCCCCTGTTCCTTTGGTACATTTAACATTTTCTGTAACTCCTCATATGGGATGAATAGTGATTGTGTGTTGAAAAGGGCTTCATCATATACAGAGACTTCATTCCATTTAACCCCCATATAATACCATTTATATCCGACTATTGGATTATAACCTTCAACTCTAGAATCAGCTCTCTCAGCCATCATCTCCATAATATCTCGTGTATCTTCTTGAACTTTACCATTTGGTAATTTAGTCCAACTTCCCACTTGAATTTTATACTGTGTCATTATTTATTCTCCATTTTATACATTAGTTGGTGGTGTTTGTTTTTCAACATATACACCTAAGTCTTTATCACCTAAGAGTTTACGTGCCATCTTTAGTTCATTGGCATATTCTTGTGCTGATGCTTTTGTGGTGAATGATTGAAAATTAGAGTTTACATCGTAAGAGTTCCCTACATAACGATATACACTATTCCAACTAACAACCCAAGTTTCAATAGCTCCTTTAATCTCAGTTGGTGTCCCCTCTGCTTTCTTGATAAAGAAATTAAATAATTTCATCTTTATTCTCCTCTAAGTATTTAATAATAGCTTCACGTCTAAGTTTTGCATTTGATGGATAGAGTATAGATCGTTCTTTAAACCATGTCAAACACTTCTTACTATCTTTTAATATTTCAATAGCTTTCTTTTGGAGGGTAGCTTCTTCAAATGTGATGTTTTGCTTCTCTGCCATAGCAAGTGCATTGTTACAAGGCTTGCACACTAACCTAAGGTCATCCTCTGTAACCCATAAGAGTCTTTCAATAAAACCTTGAATATCCTCTTTCTTTTTTAATGAACCTGCTGGGGTGATATGGTCAACCTGACAGTCCTTAAGTACAAATTGATTATGGCACATTTCACATTTAAAACCAAACACTGTTGATTTGTTGCCTCTTGGGTTTGGGTTAGGTATCTGCTCTCTGCGCTCTTTGATAACCTTTAATTTTGTTGGATGCCTCTTCCAACTCAATCTCAAGCACCCTCTCAAGTATGTAAAAAACTGAGTAGAGCTTTCCCACGGTGTGCCTTCACCCCAAGGGGTTTTATCTTTTGTCATAAAATTTCTCCACTATGCTGCTAATAGTTGATACAGCTTTATTGAATACCTTGGAAATCTCTGTATTAGTGACTCCTCTATCCTTCAGTTCAAAAATATACTGTAAGTCATTCTGTGTAAGGTTGAAACTAGCACCAACTGGCAAGGTATTACCTGTATATGTGGTTCTACTGTGTTTCATTTTTAACTTCAATTTAGTTTTTATAAAATACCTTGTTATACCAGACTCTACACCCATTACTGCTGAGATCTCTTTAATATTATACCCTTTATCTATCAAGGTAATAACCTCACACTCTTTACCATAAAGCGTCCCCGTGTACTCTTTTAAAGGCAATACAGTGTTTTCTCCATTAATGCTTGCAACCTTGACATCAAGCTCTTCATTTAAAGCAGATTCTAAAGGAAAACCCCTCTGTAATCTCCATAGAACTTTGTTTGAGTTTATATTGAACTTATCAGATATCTGTTGAAGTGTGTAAGTTTCTCCTCTCCAGTCAACTAAGTGATTACTTCTAACATTGTTCATCTGCTCCTTTGAAGTTGCCCATCTACAATTCTCTTTGGTATAACCCTTACTCCCGTCTCTCCTATCTACAGAATGTCTTGTGGTAGGGTATATCCCCATTTCCTTATAAAATGTATTGAAACCTTCTACATCAGAATCCCTCCATTCATCACAGACATAAATACCTCTTCCCCCATACAAAGAGTAGTTCGGGTCTTTTGTATTATGACAACGGCTGTTCATACACTTCCATATCCTGTATAGCCGCCTGTCTTTAATTACATATTTATGTTTGGCAGAACTAACAGAGTATTTGGCACAATCCTTACAAGAAATTTGGCCTCTTTCTACTCCACTAAAAGACCTCTCAAAGGTCTTATTGCAGTGGCACTTAAAAACTGCACCTATGCTGTTATTTACACCTACCCTCTTCAATTTTAAAACTAAAACTGAATTGAAGAAAGACCCGACCTTTATGTGGTCAAACTTACTCTTACGTCTAATCTTCATTCTTGTAAATTACCCCCATCTTAGTTAACATATCACTTACCAACACCTTATCCCCTTCCCATCGAAGCATACGGCAACAGTCTAAATATACCTGCATGGCAAAGATGTAATCAACATTCTCCACTTCTTTGCCGTCCCATGTTGTATATGAGAACTGTTCTTTACTAAACCAATCAAGGTATAAATCATGTACAGCTTGTAAACATTCTTTATCTGTCTCTAGTGGTGATAATAAATCGTAGGCTTTCTTCTCCCCGAACACTGGCTTCTTACCTTTGACAGATTCCACTAAGTCTCTGGGGCAGTATACATCGGCTTTATCTCCTGCGATCCACTGGAAGTATAACCACTTACGTCCATGACCTCTCACCTTCTTCTTATCATCAATTTCTAATAATCCAAGACCATCAACATATAATGGTTCAAACTGTTTCTTTCCTCTATCTGGACAACAAGACCAACCCATTGTGGCGAGTCGATCTTTATCTTGTGTATAGGCAATAATTTTTTGTTTGTTAACAAATCCAGCATGACTGCGTATTGATAAATAATCATCTGCTTCTATATCATCCACAACAACAGCCTTATGATATTGCACCAAGTAGTTCTTAATATCATCTAGAAGAATAGGACGCATTGCATTGTCCCTTGTACCACCTTTATACTTCACTGGTAATGGTAAACTATCTCGGAAGTTATTAACACCCCCAATGTAGATTTCAATATTATCTGTATTAAATCGTTCACGAATGGCAAACAACTTCTTCTTAACCGTACTATAAGCATTCTGTGGTGGCTCTGCTACCTGTGTTTCTTCTACTGTGAATAAGTCATCTGGGTATTCCAACCCTTTAATCATTTTAAAGAACTCAGTTTTATTCTTAAACCCTTGTGACTTCTCATTCTGTGTGTTGGTAATTGTCACACCACGTTGCTCACAAGCTGCTGCTGTGACATAAGATAGCTCATCACCATCCACAACCACAATAACACTGTTATCACGTTCTGGTGGCTGCTCGAATAGATGCTCATCTGCAATAGAACCTGTTGGTTTAAAACTCATAATTTCCCCCTATATAATAATATCTAAATAATTAATATAAACCAGACCGCCAACCTCACCTTCAATTAACGGGTACAGATACTTATAATTATCTTTTTCTCCTCTGACAAACTTAATACCACGATATATGATGTTGTCATTCAATACCTCCCCACACTCGCTAACATATGAACTGTTCACGCACTGAGGATGGGTGAAGAAACTATTAAAAATATCATAAGGTAATCTAATAAACTCCTCATGTTTTATCTTGGGCTTTAAGTATTCATCACAATAGTGGTTAATGTCCGTGTAGCTTCGTCTTAAATCCAACTTCATAATATTTCCCCCGTATAAACAAAAAGGCTCCACACATTAAGTGGGAGCCTTTAAGTGTGTTAATTTAATTTCTAATTAACTGTGTGTTTTATCCAACTAAATCTTTACCCTGATACGGGCCATTCGTAATACCATTAGACCAACTAACTGCGTGTTGTACAAAGTCGCCACAGAAGTCTGCACGAATCACAGTACCTTGTGTATCTGCTGGATTGGTATCAGAACCAATAAACATATAACCACTCTCTAATTTAACTTTACTACCCACTGGGTAAAATTCAACTTTCATATTATCTCCTATTATTTACTAAGAATATCAGCTTCAGCTAAACTAGTCTGCAACTTCTCAACTTGCTGCTCCACCTTATCACGATTATATGCTGCTTTAACAATACCATTAAAGTCTGCTGGAACCATATCATAATCATCTTTACATGATTCAGTGATAGCTTTTAAATCCTCTTTAATACCTTCAATCTCATTTAGTAATGCAACTGATTCTTGTACTCGCTTATTTACTACTG